CCCGCCTGAGCAACGAAATGTCCCGCCGGCAAGCCCTGATCGACGAGCAGGATCGCAACTTTGCACCCGTGGCTGGTGCCGAGCGACGCGACATGATCGAAGACCGTGTTAGCGATTTGCGCAATGGCAGAAACATTGTTTTTACCGCGCAGGAAATTCGCCGCGAAATTGGCAATGCTCTTCTGGTCGGCTCCGGCATGGTCACCGAACCCGTGGGCGGCGGGAGTGCGATCCATGATCCCGTTGGCGTTGGATACAGCTCCATCATTGATCAGGTTCGTACTATTGACTTGACTGGCGTTTCTGCCTGGCAGGAGCCCTATGTCAAATCTGGTCTGACTGCCCACGGCGCTGATCCCAAGGTAATGGCTGGCAAGCTGCGCACTGAAAGCGAGGCTTCCTTTGGTGTTGCAGAAATCCGACCTTACGAGGTTACTGTGACTACCTATGTGGATCGCAACATTGAGAGGCTGACCAATGCCGCCTACTACGATAAGGTTTATAGCATGGCTATGACTGCGCTGCGCAAGAAGATCGTTGATCTGATTATCAATGGCGATGGTGCCGGCAGCCCCATTTTCTTTGGCATTAAGACCGCAAAAAACAAGGCTGGCGAGGCAATCTTTTCCACCAACCCTATTGACGCTGTTGGCGTCGAGACTCTGGACGATCTGTACTTCGCCTATGGCGACGATGAAAGCATTGGTGCAAACGCGCGCTTGCTTCTGACAAAGCGCAATCTGAAAGCAATTGGCGGCTTGCGCAGCGAGGGTGAGCAGTCCCGTTTGTTTAAGATTGCCCATGCTGCCGGCAGTGCTAACACTGGCACCATTGAAGACGGCGGAACTTTGATCCCTTATACTCTGGCAAGCGCGGTCGGCGACGCCAGCCTGCTGTACGGAGATCCCATGAACTATCTGCTTGGCCTGTTTGGCGGCTACTCTATCCGTGTAGACGAAAGCTACAAGGCCGGCGAACGACTCCTTACCATTCTGGGCGATGCTATGGTTGGCGGAAACCTGATTGTTGACAAGGGTTTTGTCAACGCAACCATCGGAGGTTAATTATGGCATATGTGCCCATTGAGTTTGTGCGGGCTTACGGAAAAATTGAAGAAGATCCCGACGAGCTCGTGCAGGCACTGATCGATGCTGCAGAGGATTATCTGGCGGGAGCCGGTGTCACACCGGATCTCGCCAGGTCGGCAATTTATAATCTCGCAGTTTCTGGAATTGTTCTGCACTGGCACGAAAACCGCGTTGCGGTTGATCAAACATTCCCAACAGATTTCGGTGCGGGCATCAGGAAAATAATTAACCAGCTGAAGCAAGACTGCGAAGTTTTGTCCATTTTGGACATCCAATGCTGAGAAAGGAACTGCGCCTATGCGATTAAATGTTGGCAAGCTGAACAAGCGGATCGAAATTGTGTCTGTCAAAAAAACCAAAGATGCAGATGGCTATTGGATCGAATCTGATGTTCCAGTTTTGTGTTGCTGGGCGCAGTTTTCCCGGATGAGCGGGAAAGAAGTTCAGCGTAACGATGCAGATTATTCCGAAATTGTAGTCCGGTTTTTAATTCGATACACGCACGCGCCAATTGACCGAAAAATGGTTGTTTTGTATCGAGGAGATCGATATGAAATCCAATACATTAACAACTATGGAGACAGTAATGACTTTGTTGAGTTGATCGCAAAGCGCGTCACACTGGAGGGGTAGTTAATGAGTTTTAATGAACTTCTCAGATCTGCCGTGCTGCCTGTTGTTCCGATATGTGATCCGCACTCTTATACCGGGGAAGAAAGTGTTTACTGCGTGTTTGACTATGTTGTCATTCCATGGACTTACGCAGACGGAAAGCCACTGTCTGCAAACTACTCTACGCAGCTTCACTTGTATGTGCCCCTCAACAAAAATCCTTTGGATTTAATTTCTCAGCTCGCTATTTCACTTCAAAATAATGGGTTTCCTTGCCCTAGCATTCAGGATGCAAGCAACGAGGTTTCCCAGCATTATGTGTTTTCTTTTTCTTACATCTCATACGAAAGCGAGTTGATCTTTAATGAGTAAGACAATTCCAGTTGACCACATTGCCTCTGAAATTGCTGAAATGCTTGAAAAATACACAGACGAAGTTTCGGAACAAGTCCGAAGTAGCATAAACCAAATCGGCAAAGAGACTGTTCAGGAGTTGAAACAAACGTCTCCAAGGCAAACTGGACAATATGCAAAGGGATGGTCAAAAAGAGTTGTGCTAAACAAAAATGGCCAGTATGCCATCCAAATTTACAATCAAAAGAAGCCTTCGCTTACTCATTTGCTTGAATATGGCCATAAAAAAACAGGTGGTGGCATGGTTCCCGCTCGGCAGCACATACGGCCTGCCGAAGAAAAAGCCACGCAAAAACTAATTGGAAAAGTTAAAGACGCTTTAAACTAAGGAGGAAATATGGCAAATACTGAAAACAAGGTTCAGTTTAACCTAAAAAACGTTCACTACGCCAAAATGCTGACATCCGGGGAAGTTCCCACATGGAGCACGCCCGTGAAGGTGCCCGGCGCAGTATCTTTGACGCTCAACCCCCAGGGTGAAGTAACACCCTTTTACGCCGATGGAATTGTTTATTATCAGACAGTTTCCAACAACGGCTATTCCGGTGATCTGGAAATGGCTCGTTTCCCGGACCAGATGATGCAGGACATTTGGGGCTTTGAACTTACAAGCACAGACAAAGTTCTGATTGAAAAGTCCAGCGTGGAGGCGTCTGCATTTGCGCTGCTCTATCAGATTGATGGCGACGCGGATAACCAGTTCTACTGTTTGTACAATTGCAGCGCCACAAGACCGGATCCCGGCAGCTCTACGACCACAGAAACAAAGGACCCGAAAACCCAATCCTGCACCATTTCTGCAGTTCCGCTGGAAAACAACAGTGTGATGGCAAGAACTACGGCGGCCACTCCGGATGGTGTCCGCACAAACTGGTTCAAGGAAGTTTACGTGCCTGCTGCGTAAGGAGTTGACTTATGGAAAAGTCCATTAAGATTGGGGATAAAGTCTTTCGGATGAGAGCTTCCGCTCTCATCCCCAGACTGTACCGTATTAAATTCGCACGCGACATGGTTCGTGACATGAACCAGCTGCGAAAATCTTTTGAAAAGGCCACAAGCCTGAGCCCGGATGCCACAGAGGAAGAACGGCAAGATGCCCAACTGTCCGTCATGGATCTGACCTTGTTTGAAAACGTAGCGTACATCATGGTCAAGCACGCTGGTGAGGACGTGCCCGATAATCCGGACGATTGGCTGGACAGCATTGAGGGCGTGCTTTCCATTTATGAAATCTTACCCTCTATTTTGGAATTGTGGCAGCTGAACCAACAGACCACATCCATTCCTAAAAAAAAATAAGAGCTTCAACAAGAGAGCCAACCGGCGCAGCATTCATGCTGCGATGCGCAGAACTCGGGCTTTCCGATGAAGCCTTAGCCAGTATGACCATGGGCATGATTTTTGATATGCTCATTGAGAAAGCAAATGATCGCGAACAATATCCGATCAAAGCAACACAAGATGATATCTACGCATTTTTTGGAAGGGGTTGAGATTGTTGGCGACTGATCGCGTAAAAGGCATAACAATAGAAATTGGCGCCGACACCACGCCACTGTCGAAGGCTCTTGGCGATGTCAATCGCGAGATTAATAAAACGTCCGGCCAGCTGCGAGACGTAGAGCGGCTGCTGAAGCTGGATCCCACCAATACGGAGCTACTTGCTCAGAAGCAGCGCTTGCTTGCTGATAAGGTCGAAGAAACAAAAACAAAGCTGGATGCACTTAAAAATGCAGAAAAGCAAGTTCAAGAACAGTTTGAAAACAAGCAGATTGGTATTGACCAATATGATGCTTTTAAACGGGAGATTATCGAAACAAAAAACGCCTTGGAAGATCTAGAAGAAGCCGCTGAGAAAGCTAACACAGCTGCTTCCAAGATCGGTCAGTTTGGAATTGCAGCCGGAGAGTTTTCCGGTAAGGCACAAAGCGTGGCCGATAAGTTTAAGCCTGCAACGGTGGCGATTGGCGGTTTGGCTGCGGCAGCTGCCGCAACGGTTCCCGCAACAGAAGAGCTTCGGGAAGACTTGTCCAAATTGGACGCAAATGCAGAAGAGAATGCAGTCAGCGCCGAAAAGGCGCGCGAGGCATGGCGCACATTTGCAATCCAATCCGGCGAAACAGACAGCGCGGTGGAAGCAACTTCAAACTTGCTGCAGGCTGGCTTCACGGAAAGCAATCTGCAAAAGGCCGTGGAGGGCTTGGCCGGTGCGGCACAGCGTTTTCCGGACACCCTAAAAGTGGAATCACTGGCTGATAGTTTGCAGGAAACTCTTGCCACCGGTGCTGCCACAGGGCAATTCGCAGAGCTGCTGGATAGATTGGGCGTCAGCGCAGAGGCCTTTTCCGAGGATTTGGCAGCCTGCGGCACGGAGGCAGAAAAACAGGATCTTGTTCTACAGACCCTTGCCGAACAGGGCTTGAATGATACTTATGAGGCCTGGGCAAAAAATAATGAAGAACTTCTGGAAAACAAGGAGGCCAATCTGGAACTGCAGGAGACAACTGCAGATTTGGCAGAACAGGTCATGCCGATTATTACAGATATAACACAGCTGGTTGCCGATCTGGTCAAGTGGCTTTTAAGCCTGGACGACGACACAAAGCGGGTTATTGTTACGGCGGCTGCTCTGATTGCGGCGATTTCTCCGGTCGCCGGTGTAATTGCATCAATCTCAAGTGCCATATCATTTTTGACCGCAAACCCAATGGTTGCACTTGTAGCAGGCATTGCCGCATTGGTTTTGGCTGTGGCTGTTGCAGGCGATGACATCCAGGCTGCGCTGCAAAAAGCAGACGACTTTTTGCAAAACATTTTCGCAAAAGATTGGACGCAGGTTTTCGGCCCAGTCCTCGGCGAAGCACTAAATGTATTTTTTGCGAATGTAAAAAATATTTGGAACAGCATTAAACAGGTGTTTGACGGCATAATCGATTTTATCCGAGGCGTCTTTACCGGAGATTGGAAGCGCGCCTGGGAGGGCGTGAAGGGAATTTTCAAGGGTGTGTTTGATGGGTTGAAATCCGTAGCAAAAGCGCCAATTAACGCCGTGATCGGGTTGGTCAATTCGGCAATCTCCGGCATAAACTCCGTAATTCGAGCTCTCAACAAAGTTCCCGGAGTGAATATCGGAAGCATTGGCTCTATCCCGTATCTTGCAAAGGGCGGCATTTTGTCCCAGGGCTCTGCAATCGTCGGCGAAGCCGGCCCGGAGCTTCTGACTGTAAATAACGGTCAAACCATGGTGCAGCCACTTACCAATTACACTACGCATAATCACACAAGCAACATGGGCGGCCTGACCGTCAATGTCTACGGAGCCCCCGGGCAGGACATTAACGACTTGGCCGATCAGGTGGCCGAGCGGATCGAAGACATTGCGCAACGGAAAGGAGCTGTGTACGCATGAAAAACTTTTTGGTTTATGACGGCAAGCGCAGCTGCGACTTTGGCCTTCATATCAGCGGTTCCGGCGTGTTTAACGCGCCGGAACGGGATGTTGAGATTATTGAAATACCCGGGCGCAATGGCAATTTGGTTTTGGACAATGGCCGCTACAGAAACATCACAGTATCCTATCCTGCTTACATCTCCCGGGAATTTCCCAGATATGCTGCAGCTGCCAGAGAATGGCTGTGCAGCCGCAGCGGATACTTCCGGCTGGAAGACACGTACAACCCGGAATATTTCCGGCTGGCAAGATTTGCAGGCCCTATAGACTTTGAAACGAGGTTTTTAAATTGGGGCGCAGAAACCAATCTTTACTTTGACTGCAAACCGCAGAGATTCTTAAAATCCGGAGAGCAGGCAATTTCGTTTTCATCCAACACAACAATTTGGAATCCGACCAACCAGGATGCGCTGCCAATTATTAATGTTTACGGATCAGGCGAGTGCTGGCTGATTGTCGGAACTGGTCAAATTGTAATTTCTGACGTTAATGAATACGTGACATTGGATTGCGATCTGCAGGATGCATACAAGGGGGACGCAAGTCAAAACGAGAACGTCTCACTTAACGAGTTCCCTGTTCTCCACCCGGGGGCTTCAACCATTTATCCCGGTCGCGGAGTGACAAAAATTGAAGTTATTCCAAGGTGGTGGACCATATGAAACCCATTTTATTCCCTGCAGATGCTACGTCATTTGAAACCCTTGGCGCCGGCGTCCTGTCAGAAGCAACGTCATGCATTGTCACAGAGGAACGAAACGGCATTTTTGAGCTGGAGATGGTCTATCCTCAATCCGGACGGCTCTTTTCCAGCCTGACCAACCGAAGCATTTTGTATGCGTCGGTTGATGCCAGCGGCAGAAAAGAGCCGTTTCGCATTTATAAAATCACAAAGCCCCGATCCGGGCAGACCACAATCTACGCAGCGCACCTTTCTTATGATCTATCCGGAATTGTGGTTTCTCCGTTTGCCGTTTCCAATGTAAATGATGCCATGCAGGCCATTTCCGACTACAGCACAACCAACAACCCATTTACATTCTGGACGGACAAAACCACAGCCGCGCAAATGCAAGTGGATGTTCCGTCTACAATCCGCTCTATTATGGGCGGCTCGTCCGGCTCTTTGCTGGATGCTTATGGCGGCGAGTTTTCCTATGAAACATATATGGTTAAACTCCATGCAAACAGGGGCACGAACCGGGGCGTTACAATTCGCTACGGAAAAAATCTGGTGGATCTGAAGCAGGAAGAAAACATCCAAAACGCGTACACCGGCGTCTATCCGTATTGGCTGTCTGAGGAAGCCTATGCCGAGCTGCCTGAGAAAATCGTGACAGCGGACGGAGATTATGGCTTTACGAAAATACGGCCGTTGGATGCGTCTTCGGCCTTTGAGACAAAGCCCACAGAAGCACAGCTCCGAAACTACGCAGTTTCTTTTATGGAAGCCAACAGCATTGGCGTGCCCAAGGTTTCAATCTCCGTTTTCTTTGTGCCGCTGGAACAATCGGAAGAATACAAAAATCTGGCGCCACTACAGCAGGTGTTGCT